AGATGTTTTATTTCGCAGAATTGTGAATGACGTTTAGCACAGAAGGAGGACGCGCCTATAAGCCGACCTATTAGGGCTGAGACCGCTCCAAGGTTGGTGGCACTTAGTCTGTGGGCGCATGAGGGCTGGCGGGCTCAGCCTTCCCAGTCGCCCACAGGAACACAACAGGCCGACATCGCGGACTGACGTTTCGCCCCTTCCCGTGTCAGCCGCTTCCCTCAGACGATGACGTTTCTGACGTTTACTCCTCAATCCCAGCGCCGAGCATTCCGGGCACGATGAAGTTCACCGTCTCAAGGTCCTCCCCGCAGGGACGGAACCCGGTTCCGGATACATCTAAAACTCCGGTCACAAGAATGCAAAAAACTTTATCGTCCTTGTATTCAGTCAGTTACATGGTTTTTTGGTCGTCGGTTATACAGGCACTGCTGCTAACCTCGTGTGCGAAGACAAGTTGATCTCGAGCCGGTAGAAGTCATGGCAAGGGAAGAATGCATGGAAGGCAGAGGCCGGCGAACGCCCGGATGGACGCCCGAAGGCTGTGATGAGTAAGAAAACGCTCCAGAGAAAGAAAAACGAAAAGAAGGAGAGGGTACCGCTGGCCGAAGGTTATTCACCCTTGCCATCTCAACAGAAATTCCACGATAGTTCGGCAAGCTTCAAAGGATTCTCAGGTCCGGTCGGCTCTGGAAAAAGCGCAGCACTTTGCTACGAGGCTATCGCGCAAGCTTATCGAAACCCAGGCTGCACGGGCCTGATTGCTGCTCCAACATACTCGATGCTCCGGGATACAACCGAGGTCATGCTGCTGACCATCATTGAGGATTTGGACCTGGACTATGTGCGCAAGAAGACGGACGGAACAGTCTTGCTTGCCAGCTCCGGGTCCACTATTCTGTTGCGCTCGCTCGACCATCCTGAACGGCTGCGAGGAACGAACCTGGCGTGGTTCGGACTGGACGAGCTTTCCTATACCAAGGAGGAGTCATGGTTGCGACTGGTGGCGCGGCTTCGTGATCCGTTGGCAGTTGGCCTATGCGGGTTCGGAGTTTGGACACCAAAGGGAACCGACTGGGTCCATCGCCGTTTCGTTCAAGAGACAAAGGCGGGATATCTGTGCATCCAAGCCCAGCCTTTCGAAAACCGTTACGTACTTGACAACGCGCCGAACTATTACGAAAGCCTAAAGGAGAGCTACGATCCGAAGTTTTACCGCCAGGAGGTCTTGGGTGAGTACATAAATATCTTTGCCGATCAGGTCTACTACTGCTTCAATCGAGCTGTTCACGTCGTGCCTCAGCGTTACGACCCGGGAGCGACCCTGATGTGGTCGCTTGACTTTAACGTCACTCCGATGAGTTCCTTAGTGGTTCAAGAGACAGACGGAAGACTGAGAGTAATCGGCGAGATTGTGATGGAACGAGCGAGCACGGAACAGGCCTGTTGCGAGTTTCTAAATCGGTATGCAACACACGCCGGCCAAATCGAAATATTCGGCGATGCCAGCGGAAACAAGCAACAGACAGCCGGCGGGAGCGACTATTCGATTCTGGCAAAACGGCTTACGCAGGCTGGATTCGGTGGTTTCAAGAAGCGGGTTCCACCAGCTAATCCACCAGTTCTCCGCCGGGTGGCGCAAGTGAATGCCGTCCTGACGAATGCCGAGGGACTAGTTCGCCTCGAAATAGACCCGACGTGCCGGGAGTTGGTTAAGGACTTGGAGCAATTGGCCTTCAAGCAAGGCACATCCGTTATTGACAAAGAACGAGATCCGAAGCGGAGTCACACGTCAGATGCCTTGGGATACCTGATCTGTATGTTGGACAACGACCTTGCGAGGTTCGGCGAGATGAGCCGCCCGCTTTGGTAGACGAGGGGAAAGGAGCCGCATGATTGATATTGACCACGAACACCGAGAGTACAGGCAGTCCATTAGAATGTGGGGCCGCTACAGAGACCTCTATGCAGGCGGCGAACTGCTCAGGGCCCACGCGGACCAATACTTGACGAGACGGCAGAAGGAACCTCAGGATGTCTACCTTGAGCGTCTGTCGCGGTTGTTCTACGAAAACTACATCGGCTCAATTATCGACTGGTATGCGGCCACGCTGTTCAGCCGTGAACCCGGCATTACGATCGAAACGAAAAACGATAGCGTCGCTCAATACTTCGCGTCGTTCTCCGATGACTGCGATCGAAAGAACACGCGCTTGACGGAGTTCCTCAAACATACTTTTTCGGACATGCTGGTGACCGGGGCAAGCCACATCCTAGTCGACTTCCCCCGACCAGTTAAAAAGCCGACGAACCGTGGGGAGGAAGAAGCACTTGGGTTGTCCCGGGCGTTTGTAGTGAACTACGGGGCCGAAGAACTGATTAATTGGAGCCTCGACGAAGACGGCAATTACGCCTGGGTAGTTCTGCGCCGGTCATCACAGACGCAACTTAGCGTCGATAACCCCGAAGCTGTTGACCAAACCTTCTGGTACTACTACGACAAAGAATCATACAAAGTTTTCAAGCGGATCGAGCAAATCGGCGAAAAGGCTCCAATTTTGCAGATCGCCGAAGGCATACATGGAATGGCTCGGCTTAAGAGGGTTCCCCTAATAACGCTGCGCGTTGGCCATGGCCTCTGGTTGATGAATAAATCGGCGCTCCTTCAGGTGGAACATCTAAACAAGTCGAACGCGCTCGGTTGGGCCATCACGATGGGCTTGTTCGCAATGCCGGTCATCTACTCGGACCGTGAATGGAATCAGGTCGTTGGAGAATCGTACTATATCCAGCTCGGTCCGCAGGACCGTTTTGGCTGGACTGAACCGGACGGCCGCGTCTTCGAGATCGCCGCGCAGAACCTGGGAGATCTCAAGGACGAAATCTACCGGGTGTGCTACCTTTCCCAGGCCGCGGGCGAAGTGTCGGGTGGGTCGAAAATGCAATCCGCGCTCAGCAAGCTACGGGACTTTGCGATTACTCAAGAGGTTCTTCGGAGTTACGGAGACACGGTCAAAGAGGCAATGCGCCGGTTGCTAGACGCTGTAGCGGGCGCGCGGGCAGATTCAGTCAAGTTTCACGTTTCCGGATTTGATGAGTTCGATATCGGAGATTTCGCAACTGAGCTATCTGACGCTCAAAAACTACTTGGGCTGGGCGTTGAGTCTCGCACGCTGCAACGACAGGTCTTCAAGAAGTTGGCACTCAAGTATCTGTCCGACGCGCGGCAGGATGTGAAGGATCAAATCTCGGCTGAGATCGACGAACAGTTTTCTAGATAGGAGAAAGAACTATGGTTGATCAAGAACAAAACGAATCGGAGCAGGTGGTAGGAGTCGATGTCCGCCAGATTGTCCAACAGGCGGTTGAGGAATTCCTCAGGGCGCAGCAGCAAAAAGTGGAGCCCACTTACAAGACCGAGCTGCTCGACGAGCGCAAGCGGCGGGAAGCCTTGGAAGGGCGGCTGAACCAACTGGTGGAAGAGAATCGGAAAGCGCGGGCGGCGGCGGAAGAGGCTGAACGGCATTCGAGGATTCGCGGCGAACTCCAAAAGCTGGGTGTAGCGAAAGTCGAGCTGGCGTTCCGAGCAATAAAAGATGACATAATCCGCGCGGACGATGGCCGCCTGGTTGCAAGAGGCGCGGATGCAAAACCACTCGAGGACTTTCTGAGTTCCTTTGTCGAAGAGAATCCAGAGCTGCTGCCCGCCCGGATTACGGGCGGAACCGGTGCTCCGAGTGGGACCCGTGAGGCTCTGCATGGCGGAGATTCCGGCGTTGACCTGGACAAGATCAAGGCAGGAATGAGTGCGGAAGATCTCGACCGTGTCCGCCAGGAAATTGCGCGTGTAGCGTCACGGGCGCTGCGTGGTCTCTGATTCGAGATCGAACAGGGTGGCGTTCGGCGCTCATCCTTAGTTTATTAGGAGAATTATGTCTACAATTACGTCAGCTAATCTGGCGAATGCCATTGTCAAACTCGTTGCCGCTGATGCTTTGCCAGCGTTGATGGGCAACCTGATAATGGGTAACCTCGTGAATCGGGATTACGAACCGGTACTTGCCCATTCGGGTGATACGGTCAATGTTCCGATTCCCCCTGTTTTAGTGGCGAATAACATCGCCGAAGGTGGCACGGTACAGCCACAGAATCCAAATCTGGGTAATGCACAGATTGTCTTGAACACTCACGCGGAAGCGACATTCCAGCTTCCGGACGTGACGAAGGCGTTGGCCTTCCCGGAACTTTTGAAGGCTTACATGCAACCCGCGGTTGTGGCGATTGCGCAGCGAATTGAGACCGATCTGCTGAATCTTTATAGTCAGTTCTCAGTGAATGCGCCGGTTGGAGCCGCAGCGACACCAATCACGGAGGCTACTATTGACGCTGCGGAGACAGCGCTGTTCCAGGCGATGGTTCCGGCCAGCGCGGCAAAGTATTTGGTGGTCAACTCGGCGACTTATTCGCAGATCCGCCAGATTCCACGGTTCAGCGAGTACTATACGGCCGGCGACGCTGGCTTAAAGGCTTTGATCGAAGGTAATGTCGGAAAAATGAAAGATTTCTTCATCTTTCGTTCACAGTTTGTTCCGACGACTGGTGTTGCTACGGTCACTACTCATAACCTTGCATTCAGCCGCAACGCCGTTGGCTTGGTCATTCGGCGGCTGCCGCAGCCTCTTCCCGGGACCGGCGCTATCGCCGAGTATGCGGAGCTAGGCAACTTTGGAATTCGAGTCGTGATGAGCTATCAGCCGAACACGCTTTCACAGCAGTTCACCGTTGACGTGCTGTATGGCTGCGGAGTTCTTCGCAATAACTTTGCGGTTCAAGTGAATAGTTAAAGATCCGCAGCAGTTTCGATGTAAGCACAGGGAGCCGGTTCGCCGGTTCCCTTTTGTTTTGGGGGGACAGATGGATTTGCGACAGTTCTACAAGAAGATGCGTGAGGTGGAATCCTCCATACGGCAGCCCTACGTAATGGTTACCAGCGTTGAAACGAGTGACGGAGGGCGGCCCGGAATTGTCTCCGAGGTCGCGCGCGAAGTGGCAGCGATGCTGATTGTCGGTGGCAAGGCGGTACTTTCCAGTGAGACCGAAGTGGAGTCGTACCGGGCAGCTCAGGAAGGCGCGAAGGTGGCTCATGAGAAGGCAGAAATGGCTAAGCGCCTCCAGCTAACAATCGTTAGTGATCCCGAAGGAAAGTTGTCGATGCGGAAACCGGTGAGTAATTAAAGGTGACAACAAATGGCATTACTAACCGACTCAAGTATCATCGGTTTTGACGATCTGGCGCCGTATGAGACGAACATCACGACGGTAACGGCCACATATGGTATCGACATCGACGCAAAGATCAGTATCTCGATCGCGTCAGTCGGCGATCTTCTGTTGCTACGACTACTGAAGGCCGGGCTCAGCGATCCACAACACATGTATCGGCGGCAGTTGGGCGTGTCCACAGTGGTAGTCACTCCTCCTTTGGAGCGGTGGCTGTGTCTGGACGTTTTGGCGAATATTTTTGCCGAGGCGTACAACGTTCAGTTAAACGATAGGTTCAAGGGAAAGTGGATGCAATACCTGCAGCTTGCGGACGTGGCACAGCAGCTGGTATGGCAATACGGAGTCGGCATTGTTGATCAGGCTTTGCCGCAGCCGCTCCCAGCGCTTGCTTCGATTCAGGAGGGGCCTCTCGCTAACCAAGAACTGCTGCTTCAGATTGCCTGGACAGACGCGAATGGGAATGAAGGAGCCTTGAGCCCCGTCTTCGGAGTGGAAGTGCCGGATGGGTCGTCAGTAGCGGTTTCAACTGCCGAAGGGTCGGACGGCGCCCCAGCGGCCGCTGCTGGCTGGAATGTGTACCTGGGACGAATCGGGCTGGATGTGACGCGGCAGAACAACGCACCGATTCCGATTGGGTCAACGTGGTTTCTGCCGGACTCCGGAATGATTCAAGGCCCCGTGCCCGTGGGCGGTCAGACACCTGACTACTACGTTATTGATCCACGGAGAATGCCGCGAGGGTAATCATGACACCTCTTACACTGCTTGTGCCACAGACTGTGGCCAGCTTGTTGACTGCCGGGAACGCATTGGGCTCTGAGATCGCTGCCGTGGAGGAGAACCTCGGCTATGCTCTGCCGGCTATTCCTCCGAGCCAGATTATCTTGAGCTCAGCAGATGCGGACATGATAGATCGCCGGCAGCAGATCGGTTATCCGAGGATTGCTCTTCATACGGACCGCGTCGTTAACAATCTTAGGGAGAAGTTCAGGACGCTATCAGGAACCGTGTCCGTAACTATTGCGGTCGCCGCAAGTGCCGACCTGATTGAACAGGTCGAACAGTGGATACATTTCTACATCGAGGCGATTACGAACGTCCTGAGGCGGAACATCGGCGACTGGGGTAACGGGATGTTTTTCCCAGGAGCATACGACGTGCAACTGCAACCACCGAAGCCGGGAGGCTCCGGATTTATTCAGTCCGCAAATATTATCTGCAGCGTGAGTGTGAGCAGCAATTAGGAGGAAACGTATGGCCAGTTACATTTCATCGAATCAGAATCGGTTTTACGTTGGCATTGAAACCGCTTATGGGCAAGCTGCGTCGATCGCGGACAGCAAACGGTTTCCAGCGGTTCATCTGGCGATTGCACAGGCGTTGGAACACGGCGTTCGAAGAGACAAGACGGGCTCCCGTACGTTTCTTGGAATACCGGCAACTTCGCGAAAAGTGACCACGTTCCAACTGCAGACGTATCTGACGTCTTGGAACGACACTCCGGAGCCTTCCTACGGCCCGCTGTTTCACGCGGCTCTGGGTGCGGCGCCGCTGTCCAGCTCCGCGCTGACGGTTCAAGCAGTTGCAGGCACAAGCGGTCTTCAGACCTCAGCGCCGCATGGGCTGGCCGTCGGTTCGGGCGTCTCTTACAACAGCGAACTACGATTTGTGATGACAGTTTCTGATCCGAGTTCAGTGGTTCTGAACGCACCGTTTTCTACGATGCCACAAGCGGGAAGCTCATTGGCTCCAGCAATCACTTATTCACTTGCCACGAGCTTGCCAAGTATCTCTCTTTTCGATTATTGGGATCCAGCAGATGCGGTGAGCCGTGTTCTAGTCGGTGGGGCGGTTTCACAGCTTGAATTCGCGGTGAATGGCGACTTTCATGAGTTCTTGTTTCGAGGCCCGGCCGCCGATGTTCTGGACAGCACGAGCTTCGCGTCGGGTCAAGCGGGCATCGCGAGCTTCCCAACGGAGCCTCAATCTGATGGGTTCGACTATTCGATCGTGCCCGGCCACTTAGGCCAAGTGTGGTTAGGCGAAAACCCCGCGAATCAGTTCTTCACTCTGACGGAAGCGAAGGTAGCGATAAACAACTCGATTGAGGTTCGAAATCGCGAATTCGGAGCGAGTTTGCCCCGAGCGATCGCGCCGGGCCCACGTCTTGTGACCTCAGAATTCAGCCTGTTCGCCCAGGACGATGCGCAAACCCGTTCTCTCTACCAAGTTGCCCGTGCCCGGCAGCCGGTTCCGGCGATGATACAGCTGGGACAGCAGCAGGGACAATTGCTTGGCATCTTCCTTCCAAACGTAATCCCTGAAGTACCTCGTTTCGATGACTCTGATACTCGCTTGCAGTGGGACTTCATGGGCTGCAGGGCACAAGGTATAGCAGATGACGAACTCTATGTTGCCTTCGCGTAAAGATATGCAATTCGAGAGCAGCCGACGGCTGGAAAGTCGAAGCGTTCCGGGCGCAGTGTTCTGGATTCGGAAGACGTCGCTCGTGCAACGTATTGAGTTGCTGACCCGGGTCCGGGACTTAACTCGCAAGTACGAGTTTCTGAAGGCTGGAGGACCGGCGGAGCAGATGGAGGCGTCCCTTGCCGATCTACTCGCTACAAGGTTGTATGTCGAATGGGGACTGGAACGCTTGGAGGGACTGAGCATCGACGGACAGGATGCCTCGGTGAATCTTCTTCTCGAGAAGGGCCCCGAAGAGCTTTGCGCGGAGATTGCTCATGAGGTTCAGAAGGAATGTGGGTTATCTGAGGAAGAAAGAAAAAACTCCTAGTCGCATTCCATTTCCAGTACTCGATTGAAGCCGCTTGGAATTGCGACAAATGCCGAAGCAGCGGCCTGGCGCGGATCAGAAACTGCGACTGGTTGGAGCGAGAGGGGTCCATGGAGAGAGATCAGCGGCCCCGGCTAGTGTGGTGTCGAAAGGGAGTGTCGACCACGCAGTGCCCAAAGAATGAGATCACAGCGAGCAGCGTTAGCTGGCTGGAGGCTTTCCACCAATGGAAACTGCTCGGTGCAGCGGCTTTGGGTGAGTTGGATCCGCGAACTGCAGATGCGTTCTTGGTCCTAGAGGAGGCCTATCGTGAAGAACTATAAAAATCCGTCGTTGCCCAAGATTTCGTTTCAATCGCTCATGAAGAACTTGACTAACGCTCCGACACTGTCATTCGGTTCGCTTTCAAAGCTGACTGACTTGAACGGCACGGGTCTCAAGACCTCAACAAGCGACCCGGAACTAAAAGGCATTTCGTTCGGCAGCCCTTCTTCTCATGGAAGCTCGCGAACTCAAACCGGGACAGACGGTTCAAGCTGGGCCGGTCTACTTAGAGCTGGAAGCTCTGGCGTGCTCGGCAGCCTATCGACCGGCATCCTCGGCGGCCTGGGAGTAGGGCAGTTGCTGTCGGGAGCGCTTGGACTTCTTGGGCTTGGTTCAAGCTCCAAGACCGTGCCGCCGTTGCAGCGCTTCACGCTGCCGGATCCGCAGCAGGTCGTGGCGACTCTCCCGCATTCGCCGAAACTGCTACCTGTTCAGTCGACCGTGAGGTCAGGATCCAGCTCGCTCACTAGGAGTTCTCGGACAGGATCTACGTCGCCGTCGCAGCCGCCGGATACCGGCTCTGGAAGCTCGACTGGGTCGGCCACCTCGACACTCGGTGGTCAGTTAACAACCACTGGCCATCAAGTTCATGTTCACGTGTCTGCTTTGGATGCCCAGTCGTTCATGGACCGGAGCAATGACATCGCCAAGGCAGTGAAGAACGCATTGCTTCAATCCAGTTCCCTGAACGACGTTATATCGGAGATCTAAATGGCAACTTTTCCTACTCTAAGTAGCGGCGCCATTGCTCAGTATCCACTGCCGATGTGCGTTGCTCGGACGGCCCAGGTCATCCGATTCCTGGACGGCAGTGATCAGCGATGCATCGTGAGAGCAAGGCCGGTGCGTTGGTGGGTAATCAAGCTCTCACTCTTAAATGACGCGGAACTGGCGCTGCTCGAAGGATTTTTTGCGGAGCAACAAGGAGGCTTCGGGCGTTTTGACTTCCCGGACCCTTTCAGCAGCCAGACGATAACGAATTGCCGGCTTGCCACTTCCGAGCTCAATACTGTCTACGATGGCGCAAATCAAGGATCGTCGGAATTGACCGTAGTGGAGTGCTATGACTAGTTCGGTTTTTCCGCAGCTTTCAACTGGCGCCTTGGCGCAGTTTCCAATTCGGAAGTCCAGTTCAGTTCATACCGTGACAAACGTGCTGGAAGATGGAACAGTTCTGGCGTACGCTGATCCGAATAGCGGTTGGCAGAGGTGGGATCTCTCGTACGCGGCCTTAAGCTATCTCGAAGTTGCGGCTCTGCAGGCTCTTTTTGACAGCTGCTCCGGCAGGTGGGCGCCCTTTACGTTCATCGATCCGACCGGAAACATGTTCGGATTCAGTACGGATCTCACCGCTGCTGCCTGGCAAGCACCAAGTCTGATAACGATTCAGACCGGAGTGAGTGACCCAATGGGAGGCTTGGCCGCGTTCAAGTTGACGAATACCGGACAGGCACCCCTCGACTTCGTACAGACCATCAACGCCCCAGCGCTATTCAAGTACTGTTGCAGCGCCTATGTTCAAGGGACGTCGGCAACATCAATGACTCTGGTGCGTGAAAGCGCGATTGAAAGCGTGCAGGACCGGGTGGAGGTTGGAACGGCCTGGACCAGGGTCGCTTCTTCGTCCCAACTGACCCAGAGCGCTGACAGCTTCGTTTCAGGATTCCGGCTCTCGCCCGGCCAGCAGCTTGCGCTGTTTGGGCTACAACTCGAGCCTCAACTCGTGCCTTCGCGCTACAGAGCGACCGCGGCACGGGGCGGAATATATTCGAATGCTCATTGGTCGGCCGACCAAATTTCGTTTGTGGAGACTGCACCAGGCGTGTTCTCCACGAACACGAGCGTCGAGGCATATACCTAGGTGGCGGCATGAATACAATTAATAACGTTAAAGAGCTCGAACAAGCGGACACGCCACTCTTGTTGTTCGAGTGTACGCTTGTCTCCGGCGATGTAGAGCGTTGGAGTTCCAGTGCGATCGTCTTTAGTGGCAACCAGTATTCTGCGCGAGTAATC